AACAGAGGCGGCACAGGATATGCATCAGGAGACTTGTTAGAAGTGAATGCAAGCGATGTAGGCGGAACTGGTAGTGGCTTTGAAATTGAAGTTACAGCTATAGAAAAACGTATCTATGTAAACATTATTGGCGGCGAACTATTTGTTGCAAGTGCTTCATCACTAGACTATGTTGAAGACAACACTGCGGTTGCAACTTCAAAAGATATCAACTTAGACGATGTTATTACACACAACTTCCTAGCTGGTTCAACTGGCGGCGGCGGTGCTGTTGACTATAGCACATACAGAATTACAATTACCAATCACGGACTATCAAACGGTGATCCAGTAACATATGATACACTTGGCAACGTTCCAATCGGTGGTTTGTTGAACGAACAAGTTTATTATGTAAAACGTATAGATGCAGATACAATTGAATTGTATGAAGGCTTTGCACTACTTAACCAAGTTGAGTTTACAAGCACACCGGCAAATGCTAACCACAATATTACTCGTAGCACTGTGAACACTACAGACAATAGTATTGTTGTAGAAGGTCACGGACTAACAACAGGTGATGCAATACGTATAGAAACACTAAGCGACGGTTCAAGTGCAAACGAATTATTCAGCACAGTTGGTGCAGGCGGACCAGTTGACAGTGGTTCAAGATTCTTTGTAGGATCTGTAACAACTAACTCGTTTACTATACACGCACTGCGCTCAGATGCTTTGAGCAGCATTAATGACTTGGTTACAAACGCACAAGACATTACTGCGGTTGGTGTTGGTAGTGCAGAAGTTATTACAAACAATGTGCAAATTGAAAGTGTTATTAACACATCAAGTAGATTGATTGCAAACTGGAACACACTTGCTGTTACAAACATTGACGCAGAAAATATTATTTCTGGAACAATATCTCCAAGTAGACTTGGAGCGTCAGGTGTTCCAAACAGTGATACAGCATTATTTGGTGACAGCAGTTATAAAACTGTTGTGCAAAGTTTGAAAAAATCAACTACAACTGATAACCCAATAACACTCACAGGTTCGAGTTTAAGTGGAGAGTTCTATGGTGATCCAGTTAACATTGGTATTGCTAACGTTGATTATGATCCGCTAGGAACATTCTCAGGACTTGGTGTTAGTAGATTCTTACAATCACAATTTGACGTTGATGCAGGTGGAACTGGACAAGTATTCATCAAAGATGGCGTAATTGATGCAGGAACATTAGACAGTTTGGATAGTGCATACTTCTTGAATCCTGCAAACTTAACCAGCTTAGTGCCGGTAACTAGAGGCGGAACTGGCATAGGAACCTACGCTATAGGTGATATATTATATGCTCAATCAGCATCAACTCTAAATACATTGAATATAGGTAGAGCAAACAACTTCTTAAAGTCAAACGGAACAACTCCTGAATGGGGAACAGCACTTGATCTTGCAGAAGGTTTGGATGTTGGTTCTGCTGCACTTACATCATCAAGCACCGGAGCTGGTAGAATTTACAACACAAATGTTACCAGCCTTGAAATAGGTGGAGAAGCAACAAATATCGTTGTTGGTTCGGAAACAGCAGAAAGAAATTTATTTCCATTCATAGCAAGCTATGAAGCAACTGCTGCTAGAGATGTTGCAGTAAACTTAGAATCAGTAACTCAGTCTACAGCAGAAGTTACAGATAACGCAATCAAAGAAGTTATTATGTCTGATACAACTGGCATCTTAGCGGGTATGATTGTCACAGGTAGTTCTAGTATTCCAAGTAACACGACAGTAAGTGGTGTTACAGATGATGCTATTTACTTGAGTGCTGCTACAACTTCAACTATACTCTCAGGTGTTACACTATCGTTTACATATACTCCTTACACACTTGGTATTAACGAAGGCGATACAATCAACATTGCAAGTAGCACAGTGACTAACTTAGATGGCACATGGCCAGTAAGTGGTGCAACAGATACAGCAACATCGTTTACAATCAGAGTTGACGATCTTGTTACAGCTGACCCACTTGATGTGCCAGCAGGCACAGCAACCATTAACGGCAATCTTGTATTAAGAAATGCAAGTATTGTTATAGGGCAAGCAGAAACCGATACCGCTCCGAACAATGCTACAATTAAAGGAACTAACGCTAGAGGCACTGATGTAGCAGGCGGCGACTTGACAATACAAGCAGGTTTAGGAACAGGCGCAGCTACAGGCGGTGACGTAATAATTAGCACAGGCGATGTAGGATCTACAGGACAAGTACAAAACGATGCGCAAGTGAGAATACGTGTCAACGCTGGAGGCACAACAGAAGTAACAGGATACACCAACTTCTCAGATGATGGTGCAATCAAGTTACCAGTTGGTAATACAGCAGCAAGACCTACAGTGCCTGCTCAAGGTGACGCACGTTTCAACAGTCAGCTAATACAGTTTGAAGGTTATGATGGAACAGCATGGGCACCATTAGGCGGTGTAAGAGACGGCGATCAAGACACGTATATTATTGCAGAAACAGGTCCAAGTGCTGACAATGATGATTTAGATTTCTACACAGCAAATGTTCAAAGATTACAAATTGATCAAGACGGTGACTTGAGATTTGGCGATAGCATTAACAAGGTTGTAATGGATTGGGCAACTGGTAATACAGATATTGCAGGTGATCTTACTGTTGAAGGAAATCTAACAATCAATGGAACTACAACTACAATTAACACAACAACACTAAGTGTTGATGATAAAAACATAGAACTTGGTGATGTAGCAACTCCTACCGATGCAACAGCAAACGGAGGTGGTATTACATTAAAAGGTAATACAAATCATACAATAACATGGAGTAACGCAAATGACAGTTGGGACTTTAGTGAACATGTCAATGTAATCAGCACCAAAGAATATCGTATTGCTAACACATCTGTGTTGAATGCAACTACATTAGGTGCAAATGTTGTAACCAGTAGCCTTACAACAGTAGGAGCATTAGCTGCTGGTAGTATTACTTCAAGTTTTGGTAACATTGATATTGGCACAAGTACATTTACTGGTAACGGTAGTGGACTAGGTTCACTCAATGCTGACAATATTACAACAGGAACTGTAGCCGGTGCTAGACTAGGCGGCAACCAGTCAATGGCTGGAGTTAAAACATTTAGCGATACTACCGCAGCAGTTGATACTGCAACAGGTGCTGTTAGGCTACTAGGTGGTATGGGTGTAGCAGGTGCTATCTATGCAGGCAGCTTGAATACAGCAAACGGTGCTGGTATACAACAACTTGCGGCAGGTAACCTAGCAAGTGGCACAGTTCCTAATGCACGTATTGATGGAACATACAGCAACTTAACAGGAACAGGCGCATTAAATGCCGGTAGTATTACAAGCGGCTTTGGTAATATCAACATTGGCACAAGCACATTTACTGGTAACGGTAGTGGACTAACAAGTGTTGATGCAGAAACACTAGATAGTTTAGATAGCACAAGTTTCCTACGCAGTGATGCAGATGATACTGCTACAGGATTGATTACAACAAGCCGTAGCGGTGAACAAATGCGTTTTGGCGATACCAGTTCAACTGGTAATCCATATATAAGCTGGTATCAAGGTGCTACACGTAGAGCTTATATGCAGTATGTTGACTCTGGCGATGTTATCCATATTGCAAACGAAGGTGGCAATACTAGATTAAACATAGATGGCGGAACAAGTGGACTTCAATTCTATGATGGCACAAACACATATACTGTATGGCATTCAGGTAACGATGGCTCAGGTAGTGGACTAAGTGCTGATAATCTAGACGGACTTGACAGCGGATCATTCCTACGTAGCGATGCTAATGATAGCTTCTCAGGAACATTAAGTGGTTCAGGAAGTATCAACATTACTGGTAACGTTACTGCTAACAGTTTCTCAGGTGATGGTAGTGGACTTACAGGTATTGGTGCTGATGATGCTGATACACTTGACGGCATAGACAGCTCTCAATTCTTACGCAGTGACGTAGACGATACAATGAGTGCTATCTTATCATTTGGAAGTCAAACACGTCAAATGATTAACTTGTGGAGCACAAGCTACGGTATCGGTGTACAAAGCAGTACAACATACTTGCGTAGTGCTAGTAGATTTAGTTTCCATAGAGGCGGTTCGCACAGCGATAATGAAAACAACCCAGGTTCAGGCGGCACAGTAGCTATGACATTGGATAGTAGCAGTAACCTAACTGTCACAGGCGAAGTTACAGCATATTCAGATGCTAGAATCAAAGACAACATTGAAGTTATTGCAGATCCTTTAACTAAGATCCTAAGCATACGTGGTGTAACATTTACACGCACAGACCAAGAAGATACAAAACGTAAACATATGGGTGTAATTGCTCAAGAAGTTGAACAATACTTCCCAGAAGTTGTTCATGTAGAAGACAACGGTATGAAAACTGTTAATTACGGAGCAATGGCAGGTGCGTTTATCGAAGCGTTTAAGGAACAGCAAAAACAGATTGATGAATTAAAAGAAATGGTTGCTAATTTAGTTAAATAAGCATATAATAGTGTAAACAGGAGAAATTAATGGCATTACCCCCAACAGGCGATCCGATTACAATGTCTGAAATCCGTAATTATTTTTATAACGGTGGTTTTGCCAGCAGCTACACAATCAGTGTGCTCGGCACTTATATTGGTATAAGTGCCGGCACAACTATTACAATGAGTTCTACTTTTGGTGGATATTACTTCCCAACTCTGCCTTAACACTTGACAATCAACGCATAATATAATATAGTAAAGTATGAAGGAGCATACATGAAAAAAACACTCTACGAAGTCTTAAATGTTGACTTAGCACAAGCATACACAAAACAACGTAAAATAGATATTTTACAAACATTAGATATTGATGCACAAACGCAAATAGCTGTTAAAGAAGAAATAGAAGCAATGCCAATTCCAGATGACGACGACCGAATCCATTGGATTATGACATTTGGAAAAGCAGCAGGCGCAGATCTGTTAACCATAGGCAAAGTCCAGCCGGAAAATATGATAAAAATGGCAAGTTTGTCACCTGAAGATTTCCAAGAATGTGTAAAGATAGCTACACAATCTGCACGTGATTGGAATCAATTAACTATAGCTGCTGAAAAAGATCTTAATCAGGAAACCGTTCCAAGCACAATGTTGTAATGAAACTTAGCATTTGTATTCCTGCTAGAGATACTGTTCACACCCTATTTGCTAAACAGCTTAGTTTGCTAACAAGCAGACTTACAAGTAAATCTATTGATTTTGATTTACATATAGTTGTAGGTAGTGTGATTGTTGATTCACGGACTGCCCTTGTGAAAGAAGCTCTTAACACAAACCCTAGTCATATATTATGGTTAGACAGTGACATACATTTTCCTCACAATGTATTTGAAAAACTTGTGCTACACGATAAAGACATAGTGGCAGCAAACTATAGCACAAGATATTCTCCATATCGAAGTGTAGCATTTGTTGATCCTGAAAATACAGAAAAAAGATTTGAAATGAAACACGGCTTACACAAAATTTGGGGAGTAGGCATGGGGTGTATGCTTACAAAAGCTTCTGTATACAAAACTTTACCAAAGCCTTGGTTTAAACACGAATACAATACAGATACTGATTCGTTTAGTGGAGAAGATATGTATTTTTGTAATCAAGCAATGCATCATGGAATAGATGTTTATTTAGATGCTGACATTATTTTAGCACACATAGGAACGAAAGCACATTTATTATGAGAGCTATTGATAAATTTGAAAGATTTAAAACACCTGTTCATAACGGACAAGATTATTTAAAAAAACATATATTCGATCAATATCCTGTAATATACGATGAAATAGAAATCGAAGATTGGCAAGGTCATGCAGAATACGTTTGGTTAGTAAATCCAGACATAAAAATCTATGACAGCTTTCCGTGGTATTTTCGTCCTCAACATAATCAACCATCGATTCATGCTTTTCCTTATGTTTATAGGAAAAGTAGAGAAGTAATGAGTTGGGATGAAGTTAGACTAGTTCCAACTAAACCAGGAACGTATGAAACAAAAAAATATAGTTATATCTGTGGTGAATACGATCCTTATTTTGGTAAAGAAAAGTTTGATATATTTTACATAGGTGATGATAGGACTAGCCACAAAGAATTAATCAAACGTGTGCCACAATTACAAGTTGTAGAAACATTTGAACAAGCACAACAACGCAGTAATACAGACATGTTTTGGTTAGTATATGATGATATCATGATTCGTGACACATTTAAGTTTAGCTACACGCCAGATGAATGGAGTTACAATTTTGTTCATGTATTTGGAAATGGTGATATTGATCAACTCGATGGAGTAGCTCTTGTTCCAAAAAACTATTCAGCCACAGAAAAAGAAATACAACATAGATTTTTTGCTAATAAAAAAGAAATTAGAATAATGGCAAGCACGCCACGACAATACGATAAATTTGAAATAAACAATCACGAACAATACCTTGAGGCAGTGCAAAAATCTACAACAGAACTATTTTGGGGTGTGCCTAGTGATATTGAAATATTAGACGAAAGTGTTTTTGATTTTTACATAAGTCACCAAGATACAAAACGAAAAAGCAACCATGCATGGCTTAATGGAAACAAGTATGATGGTGTTGTTTTGTATAGCAAACATGCACCAGTAACTGAAAAAGAAATAGAATATAGATTTCTTGCAAATAGAATTGAGCACGATAAAAAAGTTAGTTGTAGTAAACAGTTTGAGCAATTTACTATTGACACACACGATGATTACCTAGAAGCACTAAAGCATACAACGACAAATATGTTTTGGGGTATACCCAGTGATGTCATACCAAATGAACAGTTTGAATGGGACGATTATTTCAATGAATATAATGTGTTAGATAGAAATATTACCCATGTTTTTAAAAACGGAGAGCACTATGATGGTATTGTATTATACAGCACTAGTGTTGAAGTAAGCAAAAAAGAAATTGAACATAGATTTTATATTGATAAAAAAGAACATGACAAAATTGCAAGCACACCTAAAAAATATGACATTTTTACTATAGATAATTACGAAGATTATACAGAAGCATTATATAATACAACCAGTGAAATGTTCTGGGGTGTGCCAAGTGATGTAGAAATTGCAAGCGATTGGGAGTTTGATTTTTATTTTAGTCACCATAATAGATACGATAGAGAAATAAATCATATTTTTAAGAACGGAGCGCACACTGATGGTGTTGTTCTTTTTAGTAGACACTTGTTAGTAAGTGAAAAAGAGGTAGAACATAGATTTTATATTAAAAAGAAAGAATGGGATATTGTTGTAAGTAATCCAAAAACATATCCTGTTTACACAGTAAATACATTTGAAGATTATGAAAACGCATTAGCAGATACCGATAATGAAATGTTTTTTATAGTTAATGATGATATTGATGTAAGCACTGATTTTAATTGGAATTTCTATATAAGCTATCATAACCAATACGAAAGAAAAATTAATCACGTTTGGAAGAACAAAGATTTTTACGACGGAGTTATGTTAACCAACATACATAAACCGTTGACAAAGCGAGAAATTGATTATAGATTCCTAGCAGTAAAAAAAGAATATGATGAAATAGCAAGTATGCCTAAGCCATATGATATTGTGTTTATTAGCTACAATGAGCCCAACGCAGATGAAAATTTTGAAAAATTAAGACAGCAATTTCCTGACAGAGTTGTGCATAGGGTGCATGGTGTAGAAGGTATTCACCAAGCACATATTATTGCAGCAGAAACTGCTGAGACAGAAATGTTTTATGTAGTTGATGGAGATGCACAAATAATTGATACATTTAATTTTGATTATCAAATAGCAAGATATGACATTGACGGACGTAGCACAGTTTACGTTTGGCGCAGTTATAATCCTATCAACAGTCTTGTATACGGATACGGTGGTGTAAAATTATTACCAAGACAACTAACAATTGATATGGATATTAATACTGCTGACATGACAACTAGCATTAGCAAAAACTTCAAAGCAATACCTGAAATGAGCAATACAACTGCATTCAACACTGATGCATTTAGTGCATGGCGTAGTGGCTTCCGTGAGTGTGTGAAACTAGCAAGCCGCAGTATTGATAGACAGAAAGACGAAGAGACACAGTTCAGACTAGATGCTTGGTGCACAAAAGGTGCAGACAAGCCGTTTGGTAATGCGGCGATCAGCGGTGCTATTCACGGCAAAAAATACGGTGAATATGCGGCAAATAATCCTGATGCACTGAAAAAGATAAATGATTTTGAATGGCTAGAAGAACAGTTTAAGCAATCATATCAACAAGCTGAATAACTGTTTCTAATTTTTGTGTGTTAGTTTTACTTTTTAGTGTATTATGCAAACCAAAATGCAAAGGTTTTGGCCACATACCAAAACTTACCCATGCATATCCATCATGCTCGTCGTTTAATTTAGGCAAAAATTCTTTTTCAATAACACACAAATAAGTATGAAAATGAAACTTGTCATCGTTGCTAATAAAAGTTTCTAATGGAATAGTTTTCTTAATATCAACACTGCCAATTTCTTCTTTTATTTCTCTTTGTAAACCTTCCCAAGGTGTTTCTACACCTTCGTTTGTGCCTCCAACTAATCCCCACAAATTATTTTTGCGTCCGTTAGCTCTGTGTAATAAAAGAAAATGTTTAGTATCTAGTGCATAAAATAACGCACCACTACAAATAATTGCGTTCATAAAATATATATGTTAGATTACTAGTTCCCAAGTGCCTCTTGGATAATAACCATCTACACTCGCTTGCCAATAATAATTATTCCAATACACTTGCTGTCCTGTATTTAGATTAGTCATATATGTTAGAGTGCTTGTATCTGATGCATCAAATATAATATTCCATTTGCTTCCGTCCCACTCAACAATATCATTTGTATCAGCAATGAAATCATCTCCACCGTTGCTTTTCCATGCATCAGCACCGTCTTCGTTTAGTTCTAATTCATATCTTACAGTATCACTAATATCTGGAAGTGTAACAAAATCAATAACATAATTTCCGTCTATAGTTCTATTTGTTGTGCTAACTTCTAATCCATTTACAAAAACAGTGTGTCTATAAACAATATCAGCATCAACTTCAGTATCAATACGACTAGATTTTTCAGAGATAGTAAATTTACGTTCTATACTACCTCCAACAGGTCCAGTAAACAAATAACGGAGTCCTGGACCTTTATTTGATTTATCTGCACTCGGATTGTATTTTATTGGATTTATTATTCCGTCCACACTGCCTCTTGTTGTAGTGCTGGTGCTTATAAGAGTATCGCTAGGTAATGTATCTGGATCATAATCTATAGATATGCTAAACTTGTCATTGGCATTTGCATATGCAATTGTTCCAACAATTGGATTTAGAAGCTCTGCTCTATACAAACGTATCTGACTAATACCTGGCTGAAACTTTGCAGGTGCTTCTGCTTCAAAGACGTTTTGCCAACTTATTTCACCAACACGCAATTTACCGCTTAATACAAGTTGTGCTATAGCATCACTTACTGTAATATCAAAATTTCTATAACTAGCAACAATAGGATTTGATAAATCAAGTCTACCAGAGCCGCTTGAAACTGTTAATGTAGCACCGCTTGAATCAACAACTGTTCCGTCAGGTAAAACTGTTGTGCCACTTGCAGCATATGCTTTTCCATCAGTAGGAGGATTAAATCCTTCTAAGCTGATAGTGCCTGCTTCGCTGTTGAATACACTTGTAATAATGTCTGTAATTACACCTAGTTTTTTTACTTTAGCAGGCGGTGAAATATATATCGGTGCAATAAAACTTAGTGTTGCAACATCAATTTCACTGTCTGTTCCTACAGGAATTGTTCGTGAACTAAATGTAATATTTTCTAATTGTAATACACTTAGACTCGTCCAGTCAATGTAGTTGTCTGTAGTTTGAAATTCTAAATCAGGATTAAATAAAAAGAATATTTGTTCAAGTATTTGTAACTTTTGATCTGTGTTTGTGCTCCAAACATCTACGTTCACTGTTAGTGTGTAAGGTGTAGGATGTATACGTTCAACAGTATATCCTTTTGCTTGTTCGTTTAAGTATTCACCTGTTTCTGTGTCAACAGCACGTTCACGTAAATTAATTTTACTAACAAAACTACTGTCGCTCAATCTTGCTCTATCCATTTGCAAGTTTGTGATGTATACACCCATGCGTGGTGCGCTTGGCATTTTGTTTTCACTGTTATCTCTTATAATACTTGCAACTTGTCTTGTAATATCGCCATACATTACCGGAACTTGCCTAATGTCACCGTCACCGTCTTGATAATTGAAATGACTAAATGCCCTTACAATTTGTGTAACATATCTACGTATTTGGCCATCGTAAAAAAATAACATTAGGTGTCTGCCTTAACTTTCAATGCTTTGCTTAATGCTTGTCTTTCTACTACATTTTCGCCAGCAATGTTATTTACTGTTTCATTATTTACAAACGTTCCTTTTAAGGTTTGTCTTGTAATGTCAGGTGTTAGTGTTTGTCTCACAGCATCTTCTACCTTCTGCCAGCTTGTGCCGCTGTATCTAAATAATCTATTTGGATATAAATCAACACGCAAGAAATAATCTCCTATATTAGCTTCACTTGGAAATCCTGTTCCTGAACCATACAAAGCACCATTTGGCGGAAATCCATCTCCTACAAGATATCCTTTGTATCCAGTATCTCCTGGATTCAAAAAAACTGTATCAGCAGTGATTGTTCCGTCTGCTAACAATGTATCATAATCAGTAGACACAATAGCAACCTCACCATTTTCTAAAACACTCACAGTATACAAGTGAGCAGTTTCATAACCACTGGCTTTTGCATATTCTTCTGCTTGTGCAATGACAGCATTATTGATTTGCATTTCACGTTCGTATGTGCTTAACACATCACGTAGTGTGCTACCAGCATCATCTTCAGCAGGCAAGTCTAATATGTCTTTGTATTCTTGTCCATCGTAGATTTGTTTCAATCTAAGGCGATATAAATGTGGATACCAAGTTTGCGAATAACCTTCTGCTGCTCGTGTAATTTCATCAATGACATAAAATCTCTTCATAGCTACACTAAAATCATTTGCAGCGTATTCTTCTTTCATGTGAGGCAATTCAATAACATCACCTGCTATTAATTTTCTACCAATGGTTTTGACACTGCTATTAATATGCACAGTCATGAAAATTGTATCGTTTTGTAAAAACAAACCAAACTGTGATAGGTTAAAATCTGTATCTTGTAAATTGTAATGCCCACGTATTGTGTATATTTCTTCATCGTATTTTCTATCGCGGTTTTCTAAAAACAATAGGTCTTGGATGTTTGTTTCTTTGACTGCATCATATGTAGGTTGTTCAGCAGTAGCATTTTCGCTACTGGTAATTTTAGGTCCTAAATATTTGTGTATATGCAAGTCTGTGCCGCCAACAGTGAATTGTTCAAAGATAATCTTATCCATGAATTCATAGTCTCGGCTTTTCTCTGGTCTATATAAACTGATACGTGGCATAGTTATATTTATCGATAAATACTATTGGAGAACAATATGGCTGATGCAAATTTAACTACACAAAAACAACAAGTATTTGATTATGTAAACGCATTTTTAGGCGGCGGAATGGTGGATGTAGAATTAGATCCAATCCATTATGAAACTGCTTTGACCAAAGCATTAACAAAATATAGACAGCGTAGCGAAAACAGTGTTGAAGAAAGCTATGTCACAATCAAGTTAGAAGAAGATCAAAATGTTTATACATTGCCACACGAAATCATTGAAGTGAGAAAAATACACAGACGTAGTATTGGTAGTAGATTAGGCGGCAGTGCCGACGGTGGTAGTTTATTTGAACCATTTAATTTAGCATATACAAATACATATTTGTTAGCAGGTTCTGGTATTGGAGGACTTGCAACTTATGATTTCTTTGCACAACAACAAGAACTAGTGGGACGTATGTTTGGTAGTTTTATGGAGTTTAAATGGAACACAACAACTAAAAAATTAACCATATTGCAGCGTCCAAGAGCAGAAGAAGAAGTCTTAATGTTCTGTTACAACTATCGTCCAGATATGCAACTACTTGATGATTACAAGGCACAGCAGTGGATAAAAGATTACACACTTGCTAGTTGTAAATATATGTTGGGAGAAGCTCGTAGTAAGTTTAGCACCATTGTTGGTCCAGGTGGCGGCACAACACTAAACGGTGACACACTAAAAGCCGAAGCACAAACCGAAATGGAAAAACTAGAAAATGATCTTGCAATGGCTGTTGCTGGCGGCACTGGCTATGGGTTTTTAATTGGATAATTTATGGACTTCAACTATAACCTCTCTTTCCGATGTTCCAGGCTTAACACATATAGAACAACATAAACATTACAAAAGTTTAGTTGACTTATTGCCAAAAAACCCTAAAGTTTTAGAAATTGGTTGCGGTTGGGGGAAAAGCACGTGGGCTTGGTTAGATGTTTTACCTGGTGATTGCTCTTATTACATCTTAGATAGATTTTTATTATCTGAAAAAGATTTGAAACGTGCAAATCGTAGCTTTGCAAAATTTTTAAAACAAAACAAACTTAAAATAAGACAAAAAACAATTTTTTTCAGCATTATACAAAATCATCCTAATTATAATGTTATAAAAGAAGTTTGGGAAATGTTTGATTATGAATGGCAACAAAGTGATTTTTATACAACAAACTGGGATTTAGTTTATATAGATGGTAATCATCAATATTCAGTAGTTAAAGATTGGCTTAAAAGATTTCAAAATGTTCCTATAGTATGTGGCGATGACTATAGCCCTGAGACTTGGCCGGAATTAGTTTATGCAGTTGACGAATATTCTGAAAAAACAAAATGTAAAAAAATTATAATGCAGAAGGAAGATTTCTGGATAATAAAAAATCATTGACAAACTGTCCAAATCCTATTATTATATAACTTATGCATAAAAAGAAACTGTTGGTAATCGGTCATGGCAGGCACGGTAAAGATACTGTCTGCGAAATACTTAGAGACAAATATGAATATAGTTTTGAAAGCAGCAGTGCGTTCTGCTCTAAATTATTCATATATGATTTATTAAAGAAAAAATACAATTACGATAGCGAAGAAGAATGTTACGCTGATAGACATAACCACAGAACTGAATGGTATAATGCTATTAGTGAGATGAATGCAAAAGATGCAGCAACATTAGGCAGAGCTATTTTTGACGAGCATGATATTTACTGTGGACTTAGAAACAAACGTGAATATTTTGCAATGCGTAACACAAATGTTTTTGATTATGCTATTTGGGTTGACCGTAGTGATTATTTGCCCAAAGAATCTACAGACAGTATGACACTAGAACCTTGGATGGCAGACTTCTACATTGACAATAATGGCACAAAAGCTGACTTAGAGTTTTGGGTTGATGAACTGTATAAAGGGCAATTAAACACGTAGATAACCCCTCAAAATGCTATTTTTTCCGCAGATCAGCTAAATAATACTATAACAGATGATCCATAGGAGAAAATTAAAATGGCATTAGTATCACCAGGCGTCCAGGTTTCGGTAATTGACGAGAGTTTTTACACTCCGGCTGAACCAGGCACAACACCAATTATATTTGTCGCAACGGCGGAAAATAAAACTAACGGTGCAGGAACAGGCATTGCACCAGGCACACTAGCAGCAAATGCTGGTAAAGTATACTTGCTCACATCGCAGCGTGATCTTGTTGAAACATTTGGCGATCCAGTA